CCCCTATATGGTAATTGTCTTATTTGTTCAGACAATAACCCCTTTACCAATTTGTCCACTAAGTCATCATAAGCTACACCTTGTTGGTAACTACCTTCAGCAATAGATTTATACGGATATGTTACACCTATTCGACCACCTCTAGGGCTAACACTAGGAGGCCTTGGTGCAGATATTTGAGTACCACGGAGGACATCAGTGCTACCACCTTTTATCAGACCTCCAATTTCAGGTACATCTGGAGCATCAAACTTGTCGAGTTTATTCTGATAAATTTCTTCAGCTTTTTCAGCTGCAGCATTTTCAGGTTCTCCAGTATCAGGATCATACTTAGGATCTCCTAAACTTTCAATTTGATCTAACTCTTCTTGAGTAAAAGAAAGTTCTTTTTCAGCTTTAGTATTATTTGACTCGTCAAAAAACCCCATCATAAACTCCTAAAAAGGTCTTGCAAACATTGAAGCTGCACTAGCTATCTGACTGAAGGGGCTAGGTCCACCACCTATGACAAATGGTTGTACACCTTGGGCCTGACTCTGATAACCAACACTGGTACCAAGACCAGCAAGACCACCAAGAAGGTTTGCATAGTTGACAAGTTGTTGCCTGTATGCCTCTTGACCCTGTTGATACCTTCTTGCTTCGTCTGCCAGTTGTGCAGCCCTACGTTGTTCAACAGTTTGACCAAGGCTTTCTAGTAAGCTAGCTTGTCCTATACCAGCTTGTAGGCCAGCTTGTTGTAAGCCCATGCCACGTTGCAATGCAGCTTGTCTACGCAACTCTGCTTCTGCCAAGGCTTGTGCAGGAAGTTGACCAGCTTGTGCAAGTTGTCCACCAAGTTGTTGAGCACGTTCTACGGCAGCAACCCTACGCTGTTCAGTTCCACCTAGAGCTTCAGCTGTTACTCCCCTAGCAGCAAGTAAGTTTTGCTGTAATTGAGTTGCACGTTCTGCAGCACCTACCCTTCTAGCTTCTTCTTCAGCCAAGGCAGCTGCAGGTATTTGTTGAGTTTGTAACAATTGTGGACTTAGTTGTGCAGCCTGTGCCATTGCTGCTTGTCTACGTTGTTCTGCATCTGCTAACGCTTGTGCACCAATTTGTCCACCTTGTAGTAACCTCTGTGTTACATCCTGTGCTCTACCAAATGCCTGTGCTCTACGTTGTTCAGCTGAACCAAGAGCACCAGCTAAAGCACGTTGGGCTGTTTCTTCTCTGGTCTGACGTTGTAACTCTTGTAGTTCTCCTAGGGCTGTAGAGCCTACACCATATTGACCAGCTTCTATTGCTTGCTGTTGAGCTAACTGTTTATCACGCTCAGTCATTTGTCTAGCTTGTCTAGCTATCTGACCAACCTCAGCTTGATACAACGGGTCTGCCATTGGACTTGCCATGGCTTGTCTTAATGCTTGTTGCTGTAGACCACCAAAGGCTCCAAGTTGTGGAGCAGCTGCAGCCATACTTGCTAACGCTATAGGATCAGCACCCATTCGTCCAGCACGACCTAGGGCCATTTGTTGAAGACCACCTAGGGCACCAACTTGTCCAGCTACTCCAGCCATTCTAGCTTGAGTAATAGGATCATAACCACCCATAGCCCTAGCTTGTTCCCTGGCTGCAAGTTGTCCAACTTGTCCAAGGTATGGGGCTGTAGCAGCTATTCTAGCTTGAGCAATAGGATCAAGACCAGCTTGAGTAGCTCTTTGTTGAGCTTGTCCTGTTAGTTGTCTTAGTTGCTGTATTCTAGGCTGTATTGCTCCAACTTGTTGTTGATAAATAGGATCATAAGGACTTGCCCCCATTGATAACTCTCTAGCACCAATGTTCCTATATTGTTGACCCAAGGCACCAACTTGTCCAGCGGTTGCTCCATACGCTTGTCTTGCTGCCATAGCTTCAGCACTTTCTGTAGGTACTAAGCTAGGAGCAAACACTCTAGGCTGTGCGGTAAACTCAGCTTCTAAGGTAGGTAGATATCTCTGGATCAGAGGTTCTACTGGAGCATAAGGTTTAACCTCTTGGCTACCACTAGCTACCTGACTACTAGGTGCCTGTATGACTGTTGGTGGAGGAGGAGAAAATATACTGCCCATATCAAATTTCCTTGTGTATTATTATCCTACTTAAATTATATCCTAATGGTTTAAACACTCGTTCCCAACCTTTTCTTCCAGATATCTCAACAAATTTATATCCTAGCTTTTTGTAAAACTTTTCTACCGCTGGTACGACATCTTCATAGACAAACTTACCACTTGTAGACTCTATGTTTATTCCATAATTATCATCGTAAACTGCAACACCAACTGTAAAACATCCTACAATTTTATTATCTTTCATGCTAACCCAAGTGTCACAATGTTGTTCTATACAACGTTTGACCAACGTATCAGTTGGTAGATTATAGACACTGTGGCTAGCCCTTGCAGATCTGTCTATAAAGTTATAACATTTTGCAAGGTTAGCTTTAAACTGTTTGCTTTTAGGATTAAGTAGTTTATAACTTAACCCATGAACCTGCGGAGTTGTAAAAGTAAATTCCTTCTCCTGAACCTGGGTTCCAACTTGTTCCATCAGCATACCGTATGTCTCCTTGTCTGGGCTTGTCTGGTGCAGTATATACTACATCAAGATGCCCATCCCTGACAACCTCTAGGACATTTTGTATCTCTATGAATGTATCATCTAGAAATCTAGGAAGATCTTCAGTTTTACCAGGTGTGATCCTGGCAGAAAATCTAGCAAACTCTGTCATCTTGTAGATACCGATTCTGTTTCAAAAGCGTACCCACTAACTCTAAATCTATTACTGCTAGCATTTTCAAACTTAACAGCTATAAACTTACCACGAACCCTACAGTCAACTCTGTTGTCTTGTCCTATGTTAAATGTAACAGCTGGACTATAGGTAACACCTTGGAATGGATTAAGTTCAGCACCGATGCTTATATCAACGGTACCTGTACCATCTATCCTAGGATAAAAACTGGTGACAGACTTGACCTTTGTTGGATCATTAAGTCCTAACCCTGTGCGTTCCATCAACATGGTAAAATTAGTGCCATCAAATTTAGTAGATAGATCAGCCATGTACAACTTAGTATCATTAGTGCCGCACATTAATAATGAATCTACAGATGGATTATATTCTTGCGTAGCCCAGCTAAATGCTTCATCTTGCCAAGCTGTGGTGGTAGCTGCCCAAGTGTTAGTCGTACCTGGATCAATCTCACCCTTGGCTATATAGTTAACATTAGGTAGTTCTCTAATGGTCCAAGTGTCTTCTCTGTAGTTCCAAATCAATGCTGTGTCTGGTAAACCATTTGTAGCACCAGTTTGTGGAAAGCATATCCACACTTCTGTCTTTAACTTGTTGTGTGTCAAAAACGTTTTATAATAGTAGGTGCTGTCAATCTCGTTGAACAAGAAAGTTTTCATATGGTTATCTATCACACTTCTGATAGATGTACCATTGTGCATCAAGACATCGTTAGTTGCTAAGAAGACATGACTGCCATTACCTAGGTCAACAACACCATCTCTGGCAAGCATCCCTGTGTCTTTAAATACTTCTCTGATTCTAAATGTAAAGTTACCACCTACATAGGTTAACCCATAGACACTATCTTCTTTGTAGATCATCAACTCGTTGCCAAGTTGTAAGCCGTTGAGCACATGACCCTTTGTACCACTAAGTGACACTTGTGCTGACTCACTGGCTGTGCTAGCTGTGTTCCATGTGTTAGCACCATTGGTACTTGCACCAGCTGGTATAGCATCACTCCACCTGATGTCAAAAGGTTTCTCTGTGCTAGAGTCAGTTAGGTTTAGTGCTACAAGATGATTCTTAAATGGAACGATAGCTTTGCACCTAAGTGTGCTAGGCCAATCAGACAGATCTGTAAAATCAGTACCAGCCTGTGTAAAACTTTGGGGAACATCTAGGCCATTAGTTACCACCAAGACACCACCTAGAATACCACCATGCCAGTTGTTTGTCGTGCCAGCTATGGTGGTATAGGAACCACCACTTGTCCTGGTAACTGTGCTATGAGTCGAACCATCAATTTGATATAACTCTGTTGCACCACCATAGATCCAAAGGTCTGTGGTACCTTGTAGCCAGTTAATAGCCCAGTAAGGTGCAGCGGTAGGAGTACCTAAGACTTGGCTATGCCCTAAGATCTTACCAGCTTTACCATCTAGGAACCTTACGTTCTGTGCTTCTGTAAAGAAATGAGGTGGCATGTCATATGGAGACAAGTCTTTGTTCAGTGAAAACTTAGCCTGTAAGCCATTTATGTCTACGAGTTGTTTAGCCATTGCCAGTAGCCGTTTGTTCAGTCCATGTAGTAGAGTTCCACTTTTCTCTTGAGATGTAGTCACCATCCTCCATCAAGAGATTACCACCTTCTTCTTGTACAATTGTAAAATCTTCTATGACCCAATTTGTAGGCATCAGGCACCCCTGCGAACAAGACTACCAGGATCACCTTGTACGCTCATACGCATCACAGTGCCACTGTATCTTGCTGATTCTTCTATTCGTCTTACACTATCTAGTGTATTGGTAAACAATGCAGCAAAACGTTGTACCTGTTCATTGTCGTTCAGATAGACAGCACCTTCTAAGCAAGAACCAAACAGATACAAGTCAGGAAAGTTTGCCAAGATGTTATTACTTGACACACTGTCTGACAAGTTGATTAACTTT